GGCTGGAACGCCTCGTCAGCGTTCTCGGTGGCGAGCAGGAGCTCGTGGTCGACGAGGATCTTCTGGTACTGCTTGACGCGAGTCAGCAGGAAGTCGTCGTACTTCGAGTTCGTCGCATTCGACATCGCGGTGCCGAAGTCGGCGCTCGCGTTGCCAGGACGGCCGTACTCGACCGGCTGCGGGTAGCGGCGCCCGCCCGCCCGCTTCTTCGGGACCATCGCCAGGAACGGGTTGTCGTAGAACGACTGCTCCTGGATCTTGTCCTTGGTGTAGTAGTCCTTGAGTACCGCGTCGTACGCGGTGGAATCGAGAGTCATCGTCGGTCTCCATTTCTGGAGCCCGCCTTGCCCTCACTCGGTGGCTGCTACTTCCGGGCGCGGAGGTGACGGAGTGCGTATCGCTTCCGTGCCTCGTCGTCGCTGATGGGAGGTGGCTTCCGCTGAGTGCTGGGCTTCGGTGCTGGCGGCGTTGCGGGGGCAACGCTCGCGTCCGCATTCGTGACTCGCGCCCCTGTACTCTGGCGCGTACTCGGCTTGTCGCTGGCGGCCACGGCCGGGGTTTTCCCGGCGTCTGCTGTGGCGGTGCTCGTTGGTTTGAGGCTGGCCCGGACGCGTTCTGCGATGGGCCGGTAATGGTTCTCTGCGAGGGTTGCGGCGGCGTCGAGCAGCTTGTCGTCGCTCCACTTCGGGTCGAAGTCGCCGGCCTTGATGCCCTTGTCCAGCAGCTCGTACACTAGCTTCTCGGGGTTTTGCCCCAGCACGGTGGCGAGATGGAGAGAGGGGTACTTCTCGGCCTGCGGCTCGAGTCCTTTGCGGATCAGGGAGGTCGCGTACTCGACTTGCTGGTCGCGCTGTGCGCGCTCAGCGGAGTCGGCCTGCTTCTTCTCACCTGCCTCGCGCCGCTTCTTCTCGCGGTCCCACTCTTTGCGGGTCCTGGCGCTCTCTCTCGTGGCCTGGTGTACGGGGTCGAGCGTTACACCCGCCACCGTAGAAGTCAAGTCAACATGAAAGTCCCGGAGTTCACGTTCCACCTCCGGGGAGTCCGGCTCGAGTCCCATGGCGCTCGCCACGAAGGAGCGGACCGCGGCGATGGGGTCGCGGAGGTAGCCCTCCTCGGCGTCCTCGAGCCGCTTGGTGCGGGCCACGATGGCATCGTCCGTGCCCTTGCGCGCCGCTTCGAGCTCGGCCAGCAGGCGCTCGTTGGCCGTGCGCTGACGGGCGATGATCTCGTCGCGCTCGTCCTTCTCGGCGGCCGTCTGCTTCTTCTCGGGCGCTGCAGCAGGCTTCGTCGCTGCCTCCGGGTCGTCCGGGTCGTCCAGGTCGGACTCCTCGGCCAGCTGCGCACCCGCGTCGGTGCCCTCGCCACCCGAGACGGCCTTCGCTGGCTCGTCGCCGGGGTCGTCGGGGTCATCGGCATCGTCACCGCGCATTTCGGCGCGGTGGGCCGCGACGATGGCCGCCATCTTCTCGCGGGTCGAGTCGCTGAACACGCGACCGGTCCGGGCGTCCGGCGGCATGGCGTCCGCCACCGAGCTGAACTGGCCGCCGCTGGCCTTGTCGCTTGCGCGGCTTCCGCCTCGCGGCTTGGCGACCGAGCCGTCGGCCTTGGCGACCTCGACGATCGCATTGCCGCCGCCACTGGCAGTCGGAGCGGCAGTGCCGCCACCCTCTACTACGACTTCATCGAACTGGCTCATTGAACCTCATGCCGCGACTACGCGGCGACTGGCATCGGTAGGCCGGCCATCTCTGGCGGCAGGGGTGCGCCGCCACCAGGCGGCATGGGCGGCATGGGACCGCCGGGGGCAGGAGCGCCGCCCATGGCTGGGTCGACGGGCATCGCGTTCGGGTCCATCGCCGGCGCGGCGCTCGGGTCCGGGATGCCCAGCTTCATCTCGCGCACGGCGTCGACGTACATGCGGTAGCGCGACACGACCTCTTCAGGCGCCTTCTCGGCCTGGGCGTAGTTGAAGAACGCCAGGCCCATCTTGAGAGCCAGCGCCAGGTCGTGCTCCGGCTCGGGCATCACCATGGGCAGGTTCTCGTCGCCGAGCTCCTCCATGATGCGCTCTTGGTTGAAGTACGCCGCGCAGTTGATCATCTGCGCCTTCTGCAGGTCGGGCTCGTCGTACAGCGCGGCGGCCAGCCACTGCGGGATGACGCCGGCGGCGGTCAGCTCCTGGATGCTGGCAATCTTGCCGGCCCGCGTGTCCGGGATGAAGTTGACCGGCTCCAGTTCGAGCCGATACTGGCCGTCATCGAGCGCGACCTTGCTGTAGTCGATGCTCTCGATGCCGGTGTTGGTCCGCCAGGTCGACACGTACGAACTGGACTTCTTCTTGCCCTTGTCCTCTTCGCGGCGCTTCGCCACGCGCTTGGCGGCATCGAGGAACAGCTGACCGGCGTCGAGGCGGAACTTGGCGTACTGACGCTCCTGCATCGCGAAGCGCTCCGACTCGATGTCGTACTGCGTATCCAGCGCGACGCCGGACGCGTTCAGGCCGAGTGCCGACTTCGAGCTCGCCGCGGCCTGCGACACGCCGGGCAGTTCGAACGCCTGGCGGATGAAGAACTCGAGCAGCTGCAGCGTCTGCCCGCTCACCGCGGCCGGGGCGTTCCACTGCGGCGCCTGCGGGCCGCGGTACATGAACTTGAAAGGCTGGCTGCCCGACATCATCTCGACCGGGATGTCGAACTGCTCGTTGACGAGGTACGACCCCTTGCCGACCGCCTCGATGTTCATCTGCACGTCGCGGACGATGCAGTTGATGCGGTGCTGGATGTCGGCGACCTGCTCGATGAGGCCGCGCCCCCAGTAGCCGCGCATCGGGTGGTCGTAGCGGAACACGGCGAACGGGAAGCGCTCGCACTCCCACAGTTCCGAGTGCAGCGTCGCGCCGTCGATGACACAGACGTAGCGACCGTCCTTGGCGTCGTCACTCGAGGGGCGGCACCACGCCTTCCACACGTCGATGTAGCCGTCGAGCGAGCCGACCTGCGCGAACTCGGGGTCGTCGAGCGATTCGTGCGGCTGACGTTGCGAGGCTGGCGCGTTCTCGATGGCGCCGAGCTTGCCCTTGTCGCCCTTGAACTTCTCGCGGAGAGCGTCGCGGCTCACGCGCATCACGCGCATCAGCTGCCACGGCTTGCCGTACTTCGTCTCGCGCGGGTCGATGAGCAGTTCGTCGCGGTACACGCGCTCGGCGCAGATGTCGTCCGCACCCTCGTCGTTGATCTCCGAGACGCCAGAGCCGACCACGCAGCCGTCACGCACGATGAGCGGTGACAGCTCCTCGAACTGGCTGTCCATCATCTTGCCGACGATGAACTGGCGGTACTTCTTGGCCCGGCGCTTCAGTGACCAGTCCGCCATGTCGACCTTGAACGCCGGCATCGCGCGCCGCTTTGACATGCGGGCCGACACGGTGTCTACGACCGCCTTGGCGACGTTCAGGCGGGCCAGTGCGTCGCCGCCGATGCGACTGCCGATGACGGCCAGCGCCGCGCCGTGGCGTCGCATGGCAGTTGCCTGGTAGATGCGCTCGTGCAGCCGGTCGTACTGGTGCGATGTGCGGTACATCGCGAGCAACGACTTGCCGTACGGGACGACTTCCTCGTGAACGGGTGCACCCGGTGCCTTGCGGTACCAGGTGGTCATGAGGTCGGCTGACGAACGGTCGGTCTGCATGGCGTCACCTCGACGGCGCCATGCTCATGCCGTACGAAACGAGATTACTGGGGAGTTCGGGGCGTGTCTACCGTATCGGTTCGTCGCCCTCCTCTCGGTGCTCGTCGTAGATGGACCCGCGGGCCACCGGCGCTATCCCCTCGCGCCTGGGCTGGCGCAAGTCCGTGACTTGAATGTGGACCGTGCCGATGTGGACCTCGGGCAGCCGGAATCCCTTCTCGCGGGCCCATAGGAGCAGCTCGATGGTGTCTCGCACGTCCTGGGAGACGGCGGGACGGGCCTCGTCAACCGCGTCGTCGACGTCGGGGAGGATGCTCACGGGGTCTTCCTTCTACGGAAGATTCGCTCCCATCCGTCAAGGTCGGGGTCGCTCGTAACGTACTGGCCAACCGTCTGCCCTATGGCCGTCGCCCATTCGTCGCCGTAGTCACGGCTCGGCCTGTCCATGCGGCACCAGCCCTCGTGGTCGGCGAGCAGCGTCGACAAGCATGACGTTTGGTCGCTGCGCTCAATGATCTCGTGGTCCTCCAGAAGTCGCCAGCCGAGTCCAACGAGTCGATCGGGGAGTCGGTCCAGCATCTCGCATCTCTGCTCGTCTCTCATTCCCACTCCATGACGTCCCAGCCGTCCCGTTCCTCGACGCGGCGGCGGGCCTCGTGCTGGTCAACCTGGCGCTCGAGCTTCTCTTCGATGGCCTGCATGCGCTCCTCCTCGGTGCGCGGCCCGACGTCCGGGCGCGCGAGCCAGTTGCTTGCGTGACGCCACCCGTACAGGTTCGCGTCGGAGCAGTGGTCACCCGGGATGCGGCCGTCGAGCAGCTTGCGGTGCTTGTGCGCGACGCGCTTCCCGTTCTTCACGGGCAGCCAGACGAGGTGGCGGTGCTCGTCGAGTAGCGGCGAGTTCTCGCGGTACCGGTAGCGACCGCGGCGGATGTCCGACCCGAGCAGGTCGATCCACGTGTCCTTGCCGTCCTTCTCGGCCTCCTCGATAGGCAGGCCGAGTCGCTCTCGCCAGCCCTTGAGCAACGAGCGCGTGCCGGCCGGGTCGCCTACGATGGAGACGATGCCCTCGACGTGCTTGAACAGGTAGTCGAGCCGCTCCTTCTGCTCGACCGCGTCGGTCCGCGTCTTCTTCCACGACCACATCTCGTACGCGATGTCGCAGGTCATCGAGAAGGCGATGAGGACGATGGCAAAGCCGTCCGGGTCGTACCCGAAGTCCACGCCGATTGAGAACAGCCAGCGATGCGGCTTACCCCGGTGGTTACGCGGAAGGTCCTTCAAGGCAGCGGCGTGGTCGTAGAGCCCGCTCTGGTCGATTCGCATCGGGGCAAACGTCAGCTTGCGCGGGTCGACCGCGTGGACCGGGTAGACGAAGTTCGCGTCCGTCGTCACCCACAGGCCGAGCCACTCGCGGCGGAAGTCCGGCTCCTCCTCAGTCCAGCCGTTGTCCTTCAGCGCTGAGCCCGCCGTTCGCTCCCAGCGCTGCTCCGGGGTCGCGCCAAAGAACGGGTTGTCGATGACGGACCAGCGGTGCACGGCCCAGCCCGGCGCGGCAGGCTGGCCGTCGTCGCGCGTCACCTCGAAGAAGTAGCCGGCGGTGTCGAGCGAGGGCGTTCCAGTGATCCAGATCTGCCCCTCGAAGTCGGCCATTGACGCGCCGAGCACCTGCTGGATGCCCTGCTGCAGGTGGCGCGCTTTCTGCGCCTCATCCCAGAGACACCTATCCCACTTTCGACCACGTAGCTTGTGGATCTGCCGCTCATCGTCGGCGCCGAACAGCTTGATGATGGCGCCGTTACGGAACCGTACGACGAGCTCGGTTTCGTTCGCCCAGTAGTCGCCGCCGTCGCCGCGCTTCTCACCGCGCTCGAGCCCGAACGAGGCGAGCACGGCCAGGATGCCGTCGTCCGGCTCGTCCCAGGCCAGCGCCTTGGCCTCGTCGCGCGTCTCGTTGATGTACAGCTGTCGGCTCTTGGCCTTGCCGAGTGCGAAGGCGACCATCTCGCGAATGCCGCCGAACGTCTTGCCAGCCCGGCGTGTGCACAGCATGGCGACGCGGCGAGCCTGCTCCTCGACGAAGGCCGCGCGCTGCTTGTCGTAGAGCGTGGCACGGATGGCCGTTGCGACCGCCGCCCACCGCTCGGCCAGCTCCGCCTGCGCCTGCTCCTCCGCCCTCGCCTCGGCCTCAGCCGCCGCCGCCGCGCGCGCCGCCTCGGCCTCCTTCGCCTGCTGGCGTCGGGCCCGCTCCGCGATGAAGAAACTTGGCAGAGCGGTTACTTCACGCGCTCGAGATACTTATCTTCCCGCGGATTGATGCGAACCATTTCGCCCTGCTTGATAAACGGGGGAACCATCACAGTAACGCCGTTGCTTAGCTTGGCAGGTTTCGGGCTGTTGCTGGCAGTGCCACCCTTAACTTCGGGCTCCGTCTCAACGACTTCCAGTTCAATGGAACCGGGAAGTTCAACGCTAATAGGCTCGGTACCGTAGAACTCAATCTGAACCTTCATGCCTTCGGTCATGTAC